AGAATTTAGTAAATCGCGACCCATTATCCGCAGCAGGTAGTTTATCGTCTGCGACAGTGTTCGGGTTAGCGGGATCTGTTGTATCAGTTGTGGCTCCTGCCGCCAGAAAGAATGGGTTAGACTGGAGATGTCTGTATTCATTCGTCTGGTCTAATGTGCGGAAGACTCTCCTTGCCTCTTCAAAAATAATCTCCACAACGAGTCCTTCAGTCATAGCAATGGGAAAGATCTTAGAATTAGAAAATATCCCTGTATTGAGCTGAATGAGTCCCTTTACCTCTTGGTATTCATCATCGGTAAATGCTGTATTGTATGATGTGCTACCATCCAGAGGTTTAAAGTATGGGTTCTCTTCTAAGTTATTCTGCTGACTTTTCTCAAGTCCGTGGTCGTTTCGCGACTTATCGCTATGAACGGTCGCACCCTCCGTCAGTGCCCTCTTCGCCTTGAGAGTATCATTAGTTTCATAATCGTGCTTGAGAGCAGTTAGCACATTGTAGTTCTGATATTCCTCCAATAAAATTCTCCCCGATCCGCCAGAATAGACCCTAATATCCTTGATTAAAATATGTAATCCCGTCTCAGCGTCTAATTGGAGACGAGTTGGTGCGTTAGTTGGGTCTTTCTTAATCTTACAGGTTAAATTCAAGTAAGACTGATTCGGCTGAAAGAATCCGATAGAAGCAGGGAGTTGAAACTCCGCTTTCTGCGATGGAGAGTATTCTAATCCGTGCTGTGCGGGAACAGATATTTTAGTCTGTGAGATTGGGATCTTGTCATCGCTCGTCCAGAATGCCATAATTATACTATGACACAATAAAAAAATAAAAGATAAAAAATTTAAAAAAGTTTAGGATTCCTGATCCAACTTATCCTGATGGACTCGCTTAGAATTACAAGACCTACACAATACATTCCTAATGTATCCTGTTTCGTGATCGTGGTCTAAAGACCTACTATCAGCATTTCTACCCATCGTGAGCTGGACTCCACAATGCTCGCATTCTTCTGTTGTAATAAACCACAGATAGACCGATATCCAATCATCTCCATCGTGTAGTTTCATTTTCTGCTTATTCTTCCAATCATTAATCCTATGACAATGAACGTTATCATAATACCACTGCTCCTTTACAATACTCCACATAATTATAAAGTATCATACGAACTAACCTTTAAATAAAGGAAGTGTCTGTCGCTTTTTATTAATTCTGTATTCTATTCAGGGCGGTATTGTAGAAGGTATCATCCTTTTCTATCCCTATGAAATTGCGTCCCATATGCCCGCAGGCGACTCCCATTGAACCGCTTCCCATCGTAGGATCTAAAATTGTATCTCCTTCCTTAGAGAAATATTTCAGTATCCATTCCATCAGTTCCACTGGTTTCTCAGTAGAATGATTCTTTTTAGTAGAACCTATTTTTAGAACAGAGCGAGGCAGAGGAGGATCGTATCTCGGGCCTGAGTTATCTCCCTTGCTTCTGTATTTAGTTTTTATTGAACCATAATTACACTCATTATCAGTCTCACCATCATAGTCTTCTTCCTTGTATTTAGGCTGATGAGATGATAAATCATACATAGGATTTACCTTGTAAAAAGCATAAATCATTTCGTGAGATTTCAGGGGGATCTTCTTGCTTGTTAGAAATCCAGATGGAGAACTTTTCTCCCATACTAAATCAAAATGAAAAGGACACGCTTTCGGGGCTGATTGTATCAGTTCCACACCGAATTTAGTTGTAGTTGTAAAGAATACAGGTGTTCTCTTCTTTTTCACCCGAAGGATCTCTTTCCATAGTTTTTCTAAATCTATTTTTACATCCCACCAGTTCGCTGTCTGACCATAAGGAAGGTCGCAGAAGATTAAATCTACTGACCTATTAGAGACTTCTTTCAAGAGTTCTAAGCAATCGCCGTGGAGTAATAGAGACATTATACTATACCATAGGAAAATCTTCAAGTGGTTTCGTTGTAAAATATTGAGAGATACTTTCCTTAGAATTATAATTAGTCAGGGAGACCTTATGCTCTGGATACATTTTATTAATAAATTCTGTAATGTATGATAGCTCCTCCCAGGATTTCATATGGATCTTGTCTTTATTGGGTTTATTATACTTGTCTCCAGCGACCTGATACCCATTAAAGAAATAATTAGGATTGGTTTTAGGAGTCGTTTCAATGGTAAGAGTCCCATCCTCTTCTTCCACACACTCGGGGATACACTCTATATAATCTACATCAAATCCGAACATATGGATTGTCTTGTATCTGTCTAATGATGCGACCACCGCTGATGTTCCCGAGCACCAGTTCCTAATGAATCTTAATGTGGATTGTGGGAACTGAACGAGATCTTCAAACATAAAGACTTTCTCTCTGTCAAGCTTCGGTTCTTTCTCTAACATACTTCTTGATACAATATAATATTTACACTTGTCTTCTTTTACGAACTTAATAACTTCTTCGTTCTGGCAGACGACCATATCCACATTAACATAAATGTCTGGATACCAGTGGATTAAGTCCCAGTAGCGAAATGCCATCCCTGTCCCGACTATATCATACTTATCCCGATTAATTTTATTAAATTGAAATCCCTTAAGACTTCCTCCATTCCCGAAAACACAGACCTCCTTGTTCATTTTTAATCTTATAGAGATTAATTTTTTATATTGATTATTTTAAAAAACTAAATGATTGAAGTTCAACCGATGTCTGTGGATCAGTTAGCGGGAGCGGTAGTTTTATTTCTCGGAGCCGTAGGATCTCTTTTACTCGTTGTATGGCAGAGCAAGTGTCATTGTAAAGTTAATTTATGTTATTTATTTCAGTGTGAGAGGCGTCCCCCTAATGAAGAAGAATTGAAAACATTAGCAGATGAAGCGAGAAGTATGAAAGATAAAACAGACAAGATGATGAAAAAAGAGGAGAAAATACAGAAGGATGAAGAAGCTATCCTTGATGAGGTTAAAAGTCCCAGACTTGTTCCCAAGCGAAAGACCTCTAAGGATCTCTTTTATGATGTCTCTCCCAGAGGTCGTTCCACCAGCTCCGCTGAAACTGAACCTGAACCCGAACCCGAACCCGAAATTGATAAGCTCGTTTAAAATTATATGTAATATATACATTATGGGAATGAAACATATTAAAATATATGTTATAAACTTGGAGAAAAGAAAAGACAGATTAAAAGATGTCTCCAAGATGCTGAAGGGATACAATTGGGAGAGAGTTGAAGCAATTGAAACTAAAAATGGATACTATGGTTGCGTTTTATCGCATATTAAATGTTTAAAGAAAGCGATCAAAGAAGGTCTTCCAGAGGTTATCATAATGGAAGACGACCACGAAATAAAATTTCCACGGAATTTTACTTATCCTGATGGGCGATGGGATGTGTGCCTGCTAACGGGTAAAAGTGTTATGGGAGAGAATTTAAATGATAAATTTATGAAAATATCATCTGCCAGACATACTGATTGTTATATGGTGAAGGGGACTTATTTCCTGACTATGTTAGAATGTTTCAATAACTCTCTGTTAGAACTACTGAACGAATACAATCATCCTAACTTTCTGGATGTCTATTGGGAAAAGTATATGGAAAAGGATAACTTTCTCTGCCTGAGAAATCTTATCGGGGGGCAGAGGAATGGATTATCTGACATTCTAAATCAAACCAGAAACAGAGGAAATGAAATAAAAATGAACTTTTAATTTACGGAACTATTTAAAAATTTATTTCTATATTTATTTATCTAAATGAAGTTGAGCGACCTGTATGAAAATGCTTGGTCGTTAGGTAATGGAGAACATCTTCCCTGTGGAGAACTTCCTAAAGAGTATCAGGGAGATCCTTATTATCATTATGATAATTTCAGGGATAATACCCGATGGTATAATGATAGTAATTTCTTCGGCAATCCATTTCAAGAGGAAAGAGGTCCCAGAGATTTCTATGAAGAGGATGAAGGGGATGAAGGGTATGACTCCCACAATTCTTATAAAGTATTAGGACTAAAGAGATCCTCTTCGCAAGAGGAAATAAAATTAGCATTTAGACAGAAAGCTCGTGAGACGCATCCTGATAAAGGGGGAGACGCTGAGGAGTTTAAAAAAGTCCGTGAGGCATATGAGTGTCTCATTTCTTAGTTTTCTTTTTCTTGGTTATGCTGTCATAATCTTTCCCGAAGACCTCTTTCGGTTTTACTTTCTGATAACGTTCCACTCTATCTGGAACTTTATGCTGACTATTGTCGCACACTCCTGGAGAGCACTCTTTCATTTTAACTGCTGATTTCGCCTTCTTCTTTCCCGTATATGGCATTTTTTAATTTTATCATAGAAAATAAAATATAAGGGTAAATTATAAATAGTATGAGTCTTATTGTCGCAACAAGTAAGTTAAATGAGAACACCAATCCTATTAATAGTGAGAAACCTTCGTCTTTTACTAACTTTTTCAGGAGCCCGATAGTTATTAAGCCGAACTCCGAGATAGCGGTTGAAAGTGTTAAATTAGACCGCAGTGGAAATATCACCATAGGAAACAGAGATTTCTTCTGCCACTACTGGGGGACTGACCCAGATAGTCAGCCAGAGGACGATGAGTATGCTTACCTAACATCCTTCTCCCGAACTATTCGCCTGAAGCGAGGAACTTATTCTCTGGATTCTTATATCAGTCATATACAGGACAGATTGAACGCTCAGTATGCTGACCCTCGTATCTACAACAATTCAGTTGTTTCTCTTCATACGAACGCTTCTGGATTAGAACAGGGACTCTCTATGAAATTTACAGACAAGGGTCTTGCTACTGGAAACGATGAGAAAGATCAGTTATCAGCTCATCCTGTATTTAATATCGCGAATCCTGTTGATAGAGAGAATGCCTCTAAGGATCTCCGCATCCAACCCTCTAATAAATTTACTTGGAATGAATCCACAGGAGTCTTCAGTAGAACGGGTGCGGATGGATTAGTTCTCCAGAATGCCTCTTGTGTGGGTCAGCTGACAGGGAGACCATTCGGTCTCAATGATGGTCTATTTGATATTTCAGTTAAGAATGCCTCTGACCGACCATTCGCGGTAGGGTTATCAAGACCACAGATTCAATGGGAAACGCACGAGAGCGAACAGATAACTGATCCCGATGAAAGAGAAATCCATAATATAGATGAAAATACTTCTCGTAATGAATACGAAGATCTCCAGATATTAGATCATACAGCGGATCAGACGGAAGCTTCTATTGCTGGATCATACGAACTATACGACTATGTATTTATGAAAGATGATGATGGTAATGTCACGATATCCCATAGGGTATGGGATGAGGAAGGAGTTGATGAAAACGGAAAAGTATCCACTCAGCAGGAGATAGCATACTGGACTTCAGGGGGATTACATCCCTCAATCACCACTAAACTATCATACACCCAATTCAATGGTTCTTGGGATGGAATTAGGTTTAAGGCAGTTGGAGACGAAATTGAATTATATTTTAAACAGAATGGTAAGACTGTCTATGACAAGATTATTTCATCTACTCTCTCTGCTGATGTTGGTAAAGCATTCAATCCTATTGGAGATACTTCCTATGCTCTCTATCCTATGATAAATTTAGGAACGGGTTCTGTCACCATAACTCAATACGAGTCCCTATACACGGGTGATGATGATTCCTATAAGTTTCCCACCTATACAGCGGGAGCAACGGGAGGTTATACTCCTGGGAGCGATATGTTCTCCAATGAAGCTGTCTATGCCTACAATGCTCTCTCTCCAGAAAGAATCCATTTTGATCCTGACCGAACACTCGCCTCAGATGGTCTGGGATCAGCGGCAGAGAGTGCGGATCAATCTGTATGGAAATGGAGTCGCTTTGATATGGAAGATGAAGGGGTCACGACATATACCTATGCGGGGACGAATACCGCTAATAGTGTGGATTGGAAACATATCCTGACTCTCGGCCCGATGGAATATGATAATAATTATTACACTCTTCTACCATCTCAAGAGTGGCCGAATATGGCAACAAGACTCGGTTTCAATGATAGAGTGGATATCGCATCCACCTCTGGAGATGGTTATGTTGTTGGAGACGATACATTAGTTATTACCTTTACATCCCCCTCTGAACTACAGAAAACATCACTCAGCAGTTTCATAAGACTTCCTGGGCTCACCCATAAGTCTTTCAATGGCGGTCAGTCAAGTGTCTCTAAGATTGTGTATCAAGTCCCCCAATTTACTAACGATGGGAGGCAGTTCGGTGCTCTGTATTTCTCTCCTGGCGAAAAGACTTATATAGCACTTAATAACCCAACAGAAATTATGCTGAACTCTCTCCAAGTCCAGATTGTAGATAGCAATGAACGGGAACTGAATTCTCTAACTGGGACAACTCAGGTGGTCTTCCATATTAGGAAGCGATAAATAGGAGTGCTTAATCATTCCTTAATCATATTTAATCATACTTTTTAAAACTTATTTATTTATAATATAATCTAATATACTATATTATAAATGACAGATTATCTCGCTGATGTTGTTATGCCTCCCGAGCCTGAAAGACCTCTTCCACTTACAGATGAAGTAATCCAAGAGCAATTGGATATTGAAGAAAAAGAACAAGCGGAGATGGAGATAGAAGAAGAGGATGATATCCCTGAGCCCGTTAGGAAACCTAAGATTCCTCAAGAAGAGATGTTTGAACCACCCAGAGTTAAAACACTCTTAGATCCCCAAGGAGATCCTCCAGAACCGAAGGGTAAAAAGACCCGTAAGAAAAGGGGACCCGCCAGTGCCGAACAATTGGAGAGATTAGCGAGAGGACGGGCGAAAGCAGCAGAGAACAGAATCATTAAAAAACGACTGAAAGAAGAACAGAAGGAGAAGGATAGAGCAGATAAGGAACTGGTTGAGAAATACAGAGAGAGAGAGCGTCTCAAGTTAAAGAAACAATTGGAGACTCCTTTAGATGAAGAACTTCAGGGAAAACCCCAGATCATTGAAAAAGAAAAGATTGTGGAGAAAGGATATAGTCAGGCACAATTAGATGAAGCAGTCCAGAGAGCCGTAGAGCAATCTGTTAATCGTGTGGAAGTATTAAGGAAACAGAGAAAGGAAACTAAAAAGAAAGCGGAAGCTAAAGCGAAACACGATGCTGTTGTCTTTCAAGAAGTTAATAGGGCACTGAAAACATCAGCGTGGGATCAGTGTTTTATTTAAATGATAATAAAAATAAATTATCTAACATACTATAAATAAAATGGAAGGAAATCCCCCAGTCGTAATCCCAGTGAAAGACCCTGACCCAGTTCCTACAATCCATCCCGATTTACATCCTAATCTCCCTCAGGTGGATGGGTTCGGTGGAGGAGCTCTTGTTCTTCTTGTGTCTCCAGTCCGCACAGGAAAGAGCACTCTCATCAGCAATATGCTACTGAACGATAAATTTTATGATGCTCAGGATAGATTTGATAATACAACTATTATCAGTAATACAATTGCTAATGATATCACCAGTCGCTTTTTACGGAAAGCATTTGATACCCACGATGCCTATGATGATAGTATCATTAATGGGATTGTAGAGCAGCAGAAGAGTTATGATAAAGAAGACCAACCCGAGATTGCTGTCGTTTTAGATGATTGCCTCGGTTCAATCCGCAGAGAAGCTAAAATCAATCATTTAGCGAGCAGATTCCGTCATTTCAATATTAAATTGTTAGTTATCTCCAGCCAGAACTTCCGTGCGTGTTCTCCTATCATTAGGCAGAATGCGACCAATGTTATTGTGGGAAGTCCTTTTCCTAACCAGAAGGAACTCGGTAAGATGGCTGAGGAATATGGAGACGTATTTGGAGGTGGAGACAATTGGTTAAAAATATATGCTCTGGCTACCCCTAATCGTTATGATTTCCTCCATATGAGCTTTCAGGACAATCCCCCGAGAGCATATCGCAACTTTGAGACTCTTATTGCTGAGGGATCTAACATTTTAAATTCTCCCGAGTAAATTATTTTATTTGTATCATTATAATTATGAGCGACTTCTATGGATCACACGCGGCAGCATTTTCTATCCAGAATCAATTGGGACGGCAAGCAGCAGACGTTAATGAACTAAGGTCTAATGGTTGGAAAACCCAATCATTAGCATTCAAGACATTAGACCATCAGGAACAAGATAAACAGGATAAGGATCTCAAGACAGATGCTGAGAGCGATGTCGCTAAACTTGATACCGTCTATGGAGTCGCTAAATCGGGAGCAAGGGCGGTGAAAGGAGCGACAACAGTCTTAAAATATGGAGGGACTGTTCGTCAGGCGGGAGCTGTTGCGGGGAAAGCACTTGGAGAGTTCGGTGAAGGAAGTAAGTTATTTGCTACAGAGAGATTCGGTGCTGAGGGTGTCACCGCTGCTAAAGATATCACAGGTGTAGAGGGGATTGTAGCGGGAACATTATTAAAAGGTGGGGGTGAAACATTCGCGAAAGTTGGAACGAAAGCATTCGCTCTGGCTGGGACTGGACTCGCTGTCTATCAGGATTTTGATAACTTTATGGATACGGGAAATATATTCAATGAGAAAGATGCCGCGGGTAATACAGTGAAACAGAATCTTGGGGTGGATATCGGTAATATTGCTACAATTGTCGGAGGAGCATTAGACGTCGCGACAGCATTTACGGGAGGAGCACTCGCTCCTGTCGCCGCTGCCGTTAATTTGTTTGCTGCCGCAGATTCAGCGATCGCTGGGATGGAACAAGACAAGGAAGAAAAAGCAGCAGACGAAAAGGGTATGAAACCAGGAGCAGCTCCCACGACTGTCGCTCCCCAAGCATTCGCCCAGTATGGGATGCTCGCCAACCAGAGTCATAATCCTCTCAATCATATCGGTTAAAAAATTTGATTATTTGAAATAAATTTGATTGTAATTAGAAAAGAAACAATATATACAATAACACGTGATAAAATGGAGGCAGAGAACGCTCGCCTGAAGAACGAGAACCAGTTCTACCTGAGGAAGATGAAGAAGATGAAAAAGAAGATGAAGGAGATGGAAGAAGAGAACAAGAAACTGAAAGAAGAGTCTAAGGTGGATAAGGAGTTTCAGGAGGAGGTCATTCAGGAGAACAAGGAGTTTCAGGAGGTAGTTTCTGGCGGATACAAGCTGAAAGAAGAGCAGAGAGAAGAACTTCTCTACTATCGGTTCTATGCCTACACCCTTGACAGGGGTGGAGATTGCGACCTGACGAAAGAAGATGTAGATAACTTTACAGACGACGAAGCACTGCGGAAGACTCTCTATGAGAGATTAGGATACGAACAAGCAAGAGAAGATTATAAATCGTTCGGTCTGATGTTTGTGGATGCTGATGACGAAGATGAAGACGATATAGATTTCTTTGATACAGAGTTTGAAGCACAGAAACTGATGAATGATATTATCTCCAACAACACTACCTCCCCTCATCCTTACCCAGAAGGGAAACTGATATTGTTTCGCTCTCACGACTACAATCCCCATTTTGACAACGAGAACACAATCCCGATTGTTAGGGAAATGAAAATTGGGACTGATGCGATAACGAATCTGGATAGTCTTTTAGGACAACTGAAGAAAAGTATCAATGAGAAAACTCGTAAATAAATCATTTAATCCCCTCTTCTCAGCAACTAAATTTTTTATGTAGAAAAATTTGATTGTTGGTAAAAATTTGATTGTTATATACAAGAAATAGTAATAGAAATAGAAAAAGAAAGAAAAGAAAAGAAAAGAAACGATGTCTGGCACCGAACTGATTATGGGGATGGAGGAGATCGTTCAGGAGATGTCTGAGCTGAAAGAAGCTCTCGCCCAGAAGTTCTACGACCACTACGAGCAGATGAACTACAACAAGTTAAACATCGCCCGAACAGTCGGCCCGAACCTTGGGAGGATGGTAGAACATCTAATCAAGGAGAACAAGAGACTCCAAGAGGAGAACGAGAGTCTCCAAGAAGAGGTTGAGGAACTGGAGGGGCAGTTGGAACAGGCGAAAGAGGTAGCGTATCATTGTGGAGTAGAACTCTTCTGCGACTCAGATGAAGAAGAAGAAGAAGTCATTACAGACCTCAATGGAAAGAAGATGAAAGTTCCTACAGAAGAACAACTGAAGGATTTGGGGGTAAGCAGGGAAGATTTCATTATGTTGGCGAAGCAGAGCGATTGCTCTCAATAAATTATGATAGATTGAATCTCTTCTTATACGCTGATATATTCTCCCGACGACTTGTGCTGTCTCCCCATAGTATATACCACGAAAGATACCCTGCCCTTGTATAGTCTCCAGTAGAGAGATCTTTTTTATGTCTGCTCCTATATCTTTTCCTCTGTTCTTTATCTTTGGTGATTGTATAGTCATCAGCGGTCGCCTGACCGAAATAAGTGGTCTTCTTTCTCCCATTGTCCCTTGTAAAGACCGCCATCATTTTCTTTCCCGCTTTATCGCTTTTCTTGATAACAACTGAAACCATTTATAATTCTATTTATATTTTTTAAAATGTCTCCAGAAATAAAATATTTATGATATCATAATTATGAACCAACATTTAGAGATTGTCCCCAGTAATATTACGAGCGATGGAAAACTATCATACAAGAACGGACAACCGACCGTTCAGCTTCTTATTGGAGCACAGGACAGATTTATTGTCCCAGGGAGTGTGCGACTTGTTGGAGAATTTACCATAAAGAAAAATGATACCATTATCCCACTGGAGAGTGATGGAATCCGTATGAATGAGCGTCTCGGTATCTATTCTGTAATTGATACTCTCTCAATCTTCTCCCAGAGGTCATCCCAGACTATTGAAACAATTAATCACCACAATCGTATGATGAGCTCCTATCTCGGAGTCACTCAGTCCCAGGCTGATTTCGCCTGCCACGCATACGAGACTTCTCTCCGTTTCCCTAACTACAAGGCTCAGCAGTTAGGAGTTGTCACGAACACTCAGGGAGCTAATGCTTCGGGTGGAGACTCTCCTAACTCTTTCTGTATTCCACTTGTCAGCGGTCTATTTTTAGGTCAAGAACCTATTCCGCTCTCTAATGATTGGGGTGTCGGAGGTCTTATGGTGGAGATCCAATTATCTCCAGACCAGAATGTTCTGTTCTCCAATGATAACACTGATACTAATCTCCTTGATGCTTATTATGAACTATCCAATGTTCGCCTCATCTGTGAGGTTCAGACTCCAGGACAAGACTTTCAGCCTCAACCGACCAATACTTTTGTCTATAACTCTATCAGTTCTTACTACAATACTATTAATTCTGCTAATGCTGTCCTCAATTTCAATCTCGGTCTCAAGTCTGTTCTTGGTGCTTTTATGAATGTTGTTCCTGCGGGACATATTAACTCTTGGACTCAGGATGGTCTCGCCACCTTAGGATTCTCCAACAGCGACGGGAGTAAGGCACAGATAGAGCAACTTGTATTCACCCGAGCGGGTCAGCGTGTTCCATTAGAATACAATATTGATACTCTCCAGAAGTCAGTCGCGGGTCGGGACAATGAGACCGCTGATGCTCAGATATGTAGAAACTACCTCAATGCCGTCCAGAATTTCGCTAAGATCTCAAGGACTTCTGTTATCCCTTCGGTGTATCGCAACATAGATTATGATACTGATTTCGCTTCTGCTAAAATTATCGCGGATGGAGGAGATGCTTTCGGTTTAGGAGTCGCATATGACTCTATCAGTAATCAGGGATTAGATTTCAGTCAAGTCCCATTCGGCGTTCAGCTTCAGCTCCGCCTTACCTCAGACCATCCCAATGCGATCTTCTTGTTCGTTCATTCTCGCCAGACAATTGTCAGTGCTCAGGGAAGCATTCAGGTTCTCAAGTAAATAAATAAATCCATATTTCATTTTTTATTTAAAATAATTTTCTTATATATTGTATAAATAAATGGAAGGATACGGGAAGGAATCAGCACCAGCACCAGCACCAGAGCCAGCACCAGCACAAGAGTCAGCACCAGCACCAGCACCAGTAAAGAAGAAGCGAGAGGGAGTTAAAATGACTGACAAGCAGAAGGGAGACCTTACGAGACATATGAATAAGATGAAAAAGGGTGGGATGTCTCCAGCAGAACAGAAGTCTCATCGTATGAAGATGATGGGACGTATGCGGAAGGGTATGAGCGTCAATAAGGCTCATAAGGATATTAATAAGTAAATAAATCCATATTTTATTTTTAACATTTTATTTTTTTATATGTCAGTCATATAATATGAGTATGTCTGCCGCACCTGAACCACAACCATCGCAATTACCCGACCTCATCAAGATTGGGAGTGTTGCTTCTGATACCGCTATTAATTTACAGACCGATATCTTAGATCCTGTCATTTTCAGTGAGCGGGAAGCAAGATTCGTTTTAGATAACAAGGGGATTTTACATAGTAATTCTCGCATTACATTCTCCACTGATGGGCTCGCTCTCACAGATGAAACTGGGCGAGCATTCTTTCCCGCAGGCGTCGGAGTTCATTCTCTAATCCAGCGAGCAGCTCTCCGCGTCGGAACGAAAACAATCTGCGAGATTGAGGACTACAACCATTTTGCGGCATATGAAACAACATTCCTGCCTCCTGATGCTATTAAAGAGCGTGAGGGTGTTATGAGTGGTCGTATGATGACTATTGCCCCTACTCTAACTGGTCGGGGTCATCCTTACCAGAATGCTTCTAACTCGGCATCGCTTACTGAATCTCTAACTGAAGCGAAATCCATATCTCTTGATAATGGGACTTCTGTCACTCTGTCAGATGTAAATGCGTCATATTGGAGACCGATAAAACAATCTGTTGTCCCAGATGCTACGCGAGTTGTCTTTGACTACCAGAAGGAAAGCAATAAACCAACTTACTCTGTTCTGCTTGCGGACTTGTTTCCTTTCCTGAAGACGAATCAGCTTCCGCTCTTTATGATGTCAGAGCAGGTCAGTATCCATTTAACTTTTACTGACAGAAAGTCTGATACTTCATCTGAGCGTATCTCAGTCACCGAGGGAGCAACACTCGCCAAGGATGCCGCTCTTGTCCGTGGAGACTGCCAGATGATCGCGGATTACATTTTTTATCCACAGGATTTAATGGAGCAGTATCGTCAGGCGAACGCTAATATGTCATTTACCTATGTAGATTATCAGTTTGTTAAGAGGACGGTCTCTGCCACTCAATTTTCAACTGGTCTCATCCAGAATGTTGGTGGTGCGGGTCGTGTCGTAAATAAAGTATTTGTAGCAGCACAGCAGACCTCTGACGGCCAGAACTCTCTTCTCAACAACTATATCGCTGAGGGTCCCGCGATCTCTGGGACTTCTACTGGCTCAGTAAAGAACAATCTTAAATACAATGATAATTTCCTTTACCCGATTGATGTCAGTAATGATGCTCGCCATTACCACAATGTATTCCAGACTGAGGGACGTGTCCCATACATCTCCCGCGACTTATACCGCGGTGAGGGTCAGCTGACAATTGATAATGCTTCTAAGGATAAGCCAGGAGCTTCATTTGAGAAATATAGTGCGGATGGAGACCTCAGGCAGAAGTTCTTTTACACTGCTTTCCGTCTCAATAAGGGTGAGCGTGTCAATTCCCGAGGTATTGAACTCTATGATACAAGGACTACAATGGGAGCTTCTTCAACTCTCCGTGTCTGGCTACAAGTGATGCGTGTTGCTTCACTTAAGGATGGTGTCATTATGATGGCATACGCTTAATTTAAATTCTTATCATAATATTATTTTTATCTACTTCTATTATAAAATGTCTCAAGGTTTTACTAAGACTACATTAATAGAATGTCCCAGATCCCAGAGTGATGAGGCGATGGGAAACAATAATACTAATCCTTCTAAATGGACGAACCAATGCGGTGATGGGGTTCATTTGAAACCAGGAGACACGATAGCAGTTCATTCATCATACATTAGCGAAATAGGAGCACAAGCGGGACAGATACAGATTAAAGGACAATCTCTTAATGCTTCAGTAGAGATAGAAACTACTGAATACGAGAATTTACTTTATCAGGATAGTCTTCCATCTAAATATACTCTTGTTAATGCGGAAAATAAAAAGCAGACAATAGATATCAGGGATGATACCTTCAATTTAGTTGTCTCTCCTTATAAGTGTGCTAATGGAGAGTATTACGCTCACCTCCCCCGAAACTGGATTGGAGACGGAACAACAACCTTCTGGCCTACTAACCATTCCCGAGATGCTAATCCTGTTAATGGAGATATCGGGCAGACCCATCTCCCACCACCACCTTTAAACAGATGTAAATCCGATTTAAATACTAAATATTGGCCTTATCGCACAGGAGCAGCTCACGGGAGACACAGGATAGATGGAATCAATGATGGAAGTAGATTTACAATCTTTACAAGGAAACAGACATTCTTTGGGACTCCTAACACTCCACAGATAACATTATCGGGGAAGGGGACGAGTGGAAGCACTACAATAAGGTTCTCCCACGGGGCGACCACTAAAGATCTCCTCGTTGGAATGGAGCTCATAACACAGACTCCTACTATTTGTTTTCTTTCTACTCCTACAATTGTCTCCATAGATAGCGATACAGAGATAACTATGTCTCTCACGGCAATTTTAACCTCTAACACCCATAATAGATTTACATTTGAGCTCCCCTCATCCTCATCCGATCAATATCTTCCACCCACAACCGCTAACTCTTTTTTCGGGACAGTTCAGTGTGAAGGATTTAGAGATCCCGCATTATGGGGAGACTATATTCAAGTGAAAAATCTTATCTCTGTTAAAGCGAACCCAGGATACAATTCTCCAATAGATTTAGCAGACCAGCTCACTCAGGAGATAAATCAGCGTTCTACATTTGAAAGGATGGAATATGATACACAGAGCACTGCTGGTCTCGTTAAAAGAAGAGAAGCATTTACATTAAAAAGCGAAAGTCAGGCGAATAAAGTCTATAATTGTGCGACTGCTTCTAATTTCTCTAAATCAGATCACGCAGAATGGTTAAAAACGAACGGAACTTGGAACGTGGATCACGCATATCATTACCTATCATC